CTTCGTTTACTCTGCTTTTCGCTTTCTTCTTTGCTGGCATAGTTACAGCCCCTTTCTATCCACATGATCACCTTGGAGTCCCAGCAGAGACACACTCAGTTCCCATTAAGTTGCATCAGAGTCTTTCTGAGATGACTTGTCAAGAAGATCTTCAGCTATTTTTACACCTATCTTTGCTCCCTCAAGTTTTTCTTTAGATGAGATATCTTTTTCTTCAATCGCACCTCTCAAACTTTCAGTGGCAATCTTTGCGCCAATCTGTGCGCCTGTTTGTTTTTCCTGAGACGCAATACGCCTTCGTTCAGTTTCAGCCGTCGTTTGTGATTTCTGGAGATCGGCTTCAACACGCATCTGATCTGCTTTAGCTTTACGCTCAACATCTGCCGCCTTGATGCGTAGTTCTTCTTGCTGCATCTGAACAACAGGATCTTGCATCTTCTCTTGTATTTCTTTCTGTTGCTGTTCGGCAATATCTTTCTGCGTTAGTTTCTCAGCAGCAGAGGCTACGAGAGACGACAGTTTCTTCTCAACATCTCTAGGCAGCGGTTCGCCAACAGGGGGGAGTTCTGCACCGAGTTGCTTTTCGATTTCTTGACGATACTGGAAAGCAAGATGTTCTCTAACGTGAGTTTCCAAAGCAGCTTGTATTACAGTGGCATTGGGTGACTGGCCTACAAGTTCTTGTATTTTTGGATCTTGTTGCGCCGCTAAATGAACTCTGATATGCGCTTCATGGTCCTGATAATCAAAAGCCTTCACAGGTTTAAGATTAATAATATTCATATTTTCTGTTACAGGATCATCAGGTTTAACCTCATCTGAGGTTGGAATAATCTTATCAACATCTTGGATGCCCATAGTTTCAAGCATCTGCCTATGCAACGCTGGAAGATCGTAAAGTTGGGGTGCTTGCTGTGCGAGTTGCAGAGCAGCCTGACCCTGCATAATTCTTTGCGCCATCGTTGTTGCGTTAGGATCAGAGACAGGAATAACATCAATCCGATCATCAAAGTCTTTTTTACGACTATGAGTTTTATCAACCATGTAGTCATAATCTTCAGGCAGGTAATCTCTAATAACACCTACCAGTATTTTAAACTCTGTTCTTAGTGATGCGTGAAGTCTTGCTTGCGCTGCCGACATCACTTTCAAAGATCTTTCTAATATCGCTAACGTGGAACCGACCGGAGCCTGATTAGACATATCTGCGATATTCATATCAGGTACAGCAGCATAACGTCTGGCTTCATCCACAATATTACCAAGTAACTGATAGAGCGTTCCTGACGGCTCTTTGTATGGCATGAAACTAATGTTATCTCTGATGCTACCACCCGGTACGTCAACGTCTCGAAACTCTCCGGGTGCTATCGGAGAGTCATCACCTTTTATTCTTAATCCACGGGTTTTCAGACCAGCAGGAAGATTGCTCAATGTTCCTGCATCAACCAACTGTCTCAATATTGATGTGGCTGATTTTGCCATGCCACCAATCATGTGCGTTAGACCTAGTCCATAAAAACCTAGACCCGGCATATATTTGTAGTGGGCAAAATGCATACGCCTCATTTTTTTGGGATCGTCTTCCATCCAGTTACGGCGCACAGACAGAACGGTTCGGCTTTGTTTATCTATGGTGACGATGTAAGGAAGAGCAATGCCTGTAGGCTCTCCATCCTTCATATCCTCAAAACCTTCAAGATCAAGATCTACATGGATCTCAAGGAGAGTGTAACGGTCATCATATTCAACGGATGGATCTTCACCTTGTATTCGATTGTAAGCATTTTCTATCTTAGAATAATCAGGAGCAGGATCTCCCAGTTCAACATCACGGTAAAAACCAGCAATCTGAAGTTTACGAACTTCATTAGATGGTTTCTTCATGACATGGGTAAAACGCTCACACGTCCTGAGATCCGTAGCACCATAAGCAACAACCAGATCTTCAGCAGGTACGAACACAGCACACGCCCGACCCATATCAACATCATAATAAATTTTCTTAAATGCTGACCCCGCTATCGGCAAAGAGAATAATAACTGCTCATGCTCACTACGATAATCAGACATGACTTCTGTAATCTGATAATTCATTTCAGATTGCACACGCATGGCTTGCTGTTCTTTATCCTGATCAAGCTCTCCGATAATTTGAGTTTTGACAGGACCGCTTGCAGGGAAAGTTTCCATCATCGAATGTGCCTGATAACGAATAATACTTTCTGTCAGGACAGGATGGAAAACACCACACGCACCGGGGAAAGGTTGGGTGCGATCTTCTATCTTTAAACCAAGGAGATCTAATCCTTTGATGTATGTCATTTCCCAATCTTTACGAGACATACTGTCTGACTCAAAGTATCCAACCAGTTCAGTAGCTACTTCCTGTAACTGGTTCTCACTCATCATCTCAGCCAAGTTAGCTGTATGATCATCTGTTTCCATGCCGCTAACTTGAGGATCAAAATCTATGATTACGCCCCCATCTTCAGTCTCAATAGAAACAGCATCAGGATTAACAATACCGATTGACAGATCAGGCTGATTATCTTCAACCTCTACATCTACTTCTTGTTCTAATATTTCAGGATCTATTTCTGAACTAAATGGTCCTGCTTCCAGAGGTCTTTCAATAGCCATAGATAGATATCCTCTCTATCAATAATATTCGACAGTATCTCTATAATATTCTTCGTCAGGTTCGTCACTAACTGCCCTAATAAAACCACCTTGTCTAAATCTTAATAAAGCCTGTGTTGACGAGTCTACAAGATCATCATGCGATCCAGAAGGAAAAGATGCAAACTGTTCTATCACTTCTTCTGCCCATCTTGTTTGTGGAGCATACACAACACCTGAAGCAAAAAGATCTGCCACGGCATTGACCCGTGCTATTTTGTCGTTGCCCCGACTGGGAGTGAAATCTGTAACGGGTATTCCCATTTGACGCAATTCAAAAATGAGCGGCATACCTGTAGCCTTACCTTCCACGATAAAAGCATCAGGTTCCCATTCGTGATAATGTTTATGCGCTTTTTCCTTTAGTTCAGGGAACTCCATCCTATCCTGAAAAGCATTTAGCAATATGAGATTGAAAGCATTCTCTTCTTCATTGAAGAAAACACCCCATGTCGTACAGGCTGAGAAGTCACTACGTTGTGTTTTCAAAAAAGCAGTATCCCAAGACTGGATAACGAACTCACATGGAGGAGGTGTTTCTCCGTCCCATCGCCGCCACCATTCTCTTTTGATGATGGCTCCTTCTTCGCTCGTAGGATCTTGCTGATACTGAGCAGACCACTTAGATACTGGTAGTTCGTTTCTAAGGGTTTCAAGTTCTTCTATTGACCAGAACTCAGGCCAGAGAGCTTTTCCAGATGGCATGATGGCTGGAAACTCAATGATCTTCCACTCGTCTGCACCATGCCTCTCTATCGAGGATTTTAAAATCTGACCCGTGAGATCTCGTTGATGCCATCGCGTCATCACGATAACGATAGATCCTCCGGGCTGTAATCGTTGTCGTGGTCCTGACGTGTACCATTCATAGACACGATCAAACACGTCAGCATTATACGCACCTTGCTGTGCTTCCTGTTCCGAATGCGGATCATCAATAATTAAAAGATCTGCACCTTTACCTGTTACTGCACCGCCTACACCAATGGAGAAATAGTCTCCCCCCTTATTGGTATTCCAACGTCCTGCTGCTTTTGAGTCAGAACGCAAAGTGACATCAGGAAAAATATTATTAAATGCTTCATCTTGAAAAAGGTTTCTAACCTTCCTGCCAAAACCTGTTGCTAGTTCAGCAGTATGTGCCGTTTGAATAACTTTCTTTTCAGGAAACCTTCCTAAGAACCATGCGGGTAAAAGATAAGAGGCAAACTCAGACTTGGTATGTCTGGGCGGCATATTAACAATTAGCCTTTTAACATCACCATTCGCCACCTCTTCAAAAGCCTCACCCATCACTTTATGATGACGACCTTCAATAAAAGCTGGCCATACAGACTTAACAAAATCCATAAAACTTTTTTGAGAGTTCTCACGGTCTTCTGCTTTTTTCAAAGCATCAAATAGACCCATCAACTCCATGCGTTGATCATGGCTAATATCGTCAATATTTATTTGTGCCAGATCCATAAGTTTCACATGAAACTAATAGTGTTACTTGAGAAGTTGTTCATCTAACTCTAAAGCCTTTGATGCTACCATACCATAAAATTCAGCAGCCCTACCTTCGCTTACATCAGCGATAGCTTTTATCTCAAGCAATGCTGCTCTCAAACGCTCAACTCGACTTTCGTTTTCGCACATTAGCTCTTCTTATGCTCTCCTTCCCCTTTTTAAAGGCGGCAACGACAGACTTCTTACCCATCACTTTTGCTCTCTGTTCTCCGACAGTTAGTATCTGTATTTTACGAGCAAAAGGTTTACCGCTTCTTTTTACTTTCCGCACTGTAGCTTCTGCATCTTTAACAGTGGCAAACTTTATCGGCACGGTATCCTTTGGATTTTCATCCGTGTATAAACGCCGTCCTGATCCTTTCGGCTTCTTGCCTGTTCCTACTTTAGGATCTTTTGCCATATTATTCTTCCCTATACCAAACCTGAAAGTCACAAGTGTCTGCACAAGGACTATCCCATATCGATACAGCTAATGCACGATCTGGTGATCCACCTTTCCCTAAATAATCCTCACGCCAATCCATCATCGAGAAGATTTTCGGTTTGTGCCGATTAAATTGCTCACGGCCTTTCTTACACGCCCATAACCTTTCTGCACAGACGAGTACCATCCTTTCAATGCCAATCGAAAACGCATGATCAATAAATTGCCGTATCTGACGAAAGGGAGGATTGGTAATGACTGTAGGCGATTTCTCAGACAAGATCGAAACAGGCGGCTCTTGATATTGAAAGAAATCTTGACCCTTCTGTATATCCGATGAATACGCTGTAAAATTAAACTCTTGCAACCCATTACTAATAGCTCCTCCAGAATCACAAGGCTCCCAGTAATAACACGGCTCCCAAGGTATACGCTGACCTATCAATCTGACAATAGATTTAGGAGTGGGATAATAATCATACTTATTTCTCAAAACACCTACTCAAAAAACTATTGAACCGACTCAAAAAATATGATACAGGTACTGCCTGTTAATTAACAGAATGGTAGTTAACAGCGACAGTTAATTAATAAATAAAAAAAATAACTGCTTATTAACATTCTGTTAACTAACTCTACTGTTAATTAACATACAGTTAATTAACTGGTAGCTGTTAAAAATTTATAGCACTATCCCCCCTCCCATTTCAACCCATTGTTTCCCACTAATATACTGGTGGGGTATGGCACACACTACTGCCCCATAAAAAACAATAGGGGGGGGTATCAAAAACTGCGTATGAAATGAGTAAAACTGCGTGTACTGTGTGTGTGCGGTCATGCACTGCTGTACACTTGGGTGGGGGTCTCTCCCTGCGCTCAGAAACTAGTTGGGGTTTAAGGGGTACCCCTAACCAC